GGATTAACGGCGGTACTTGCTACTGATCCAGCTACTGCACCCAATCCCGGTGCCGGTGTCGGGGCTAATCCCATCTAATTCTCCTTTATCTCGCGCGTCTAAATTGGGTATGATTTGGGTAACCAAAACCGGTAAATCCTTCCACCCCTAATGTAAATGTAGTGCGTTTAGTATACAAATCCTTACCAGGACCATCTTGTGAATTCTCTTCAAAATACGGGGATTGTTCTAAACGTCCTTCTTCGTCTAATCTATAGTTATATGTAATATCAATATCGATAGCATTTGCTTGACCGTCTTGGTTTGCTTTGATATCAATATTTTCAATTTCCACCGCCGGTGGAAGATTGACATCTAATTGATTAGCTATATGATTTCGGATAGCTACGATCGTCACCCAATCCAATTGCTCAAAAATGAACGAAGTCAAATTCACCCCGAAATCAGGAGCGTGTCTCAAAGATCCTAGCTGCGTGCATAATACATTTTTGATCATATTGTGCACAATGCTAGGTCCAGCGATAGAATCTTGATCGTTGATAAAATCTTTGTTGAATTGGTAGGTTTTTCGTCTTGCATCATACTCTTCGAAAATCGAGCGATCGCTCAGAATTCGAATATCTCGAACCGTTAAACAACTTTGAGGTATCTGCGGTTTATACAAATTCGCGTTATCCAAAGTTCCAGTTACTCGAGAATTTAATGTGTTAAAAGTGTTATTAATATTATCTAAAGCATTATGATTCATTTATTGCTCCTGCGAATCGTTAACCTTGGTAACCACCAGCGGCTTTATTGCCATTCAACGTAATAGCTCTGTTAGGATCTGTATCACCAACATTCATATTCACTTCTGTTACAGATTGAGCTACACCAGATACCATTCCGGAAACTCCAGAAATTACCGTTTTATCCATCATAGACGAAATCTTCACGGCTTCCGCGACCGCGGATTCTTTGACAATTCGTAATTCTTCGGATTTTCGGTTAACAATAGTTGTGCTAGAATTTACCATTGGAGAAACCGGAGAACCTAAAGCGTTTATAGCTTCTTGTACCGTCATTTCCCCTTTCATAATTTTGTCGTTGTAGTAACTAAAACTTTTATGATTATGATATTCATTATAGAATCTATCATACTCAGGGCTTAACGGTTTACCGTTGTTATCTAACATTTGAACTTGACCAACAGAAACTCCGGAATTATCGCTAGACATCAAAGCCCCGTTGGTCATCGACATCAACGGAGAATTTAAAACACCACCAGCTACAGAGCTAGCCCCAACCGCCGCGGTCGCGGAATAACTGCTAGAATTCGAGGTATTGTTAGCGTTAGAATCTGTGCTAATTCCGCCTTCAATCAAAGACTCAATATATTGACCAGCGCTCTTACCATCTGTGTTACCTAAAGCTAAACTGATTAATCCGCCAGAAGCTTCATCCAGTAAGTTGACCCCGAAACTCGTCAAACTATCAGATTTCTTCGCCGCTGAATAAGCATCATACGCTAATAACCCCCAACCAATAATTGGGAATGCTTTGCTAGCTACTTTACCTAACGCACCACTTACCGCTTTAGCGATCCCTTTAGATCCGGTTTTCTCTAACGAAGGAATGATTTTCTTTTTGACGCTTTCAATCGCTTCCTTACCTTTTTGTAACCAACCTTTCTCATTACCTTTAGATTTCGCGGCTTTTTGAACTTGGGATTTGGTGTTATTGGAAGCTTGCTTACCAGTCTTAGCATCCGCTTTAGCTTTAGGCTCTGGGGCTTTCGATTTTGGCTTAACCGCAGATTGGACTTTTGCTTTGATTTTGCGCCACGCATCTCCTAGCATATCTCCAAGTTTTGCAAGACCTTTCAGAGCGAATTTCGCAATCTTAGATCCTACTTTGAAGATCATACCACCGATAAATTTGACCGCTTTGAAAGCCATCTTCCCAACAGCAACACCAACTTTGGCTACTTTTTTGATCAACCAACCCGCAATCTTAAATGGAATTTTACCAATCCAACCTACTACTTTGAGAACTTTCCCGATTACTTTAGAAACTAATCCACCTACTACCCCCGATATCATAGAGGTGATGCCACCTAAGATCATTGGTAGTAAATTCTTGAGGTTAAGCATATTACTCATCATACTTTGCAGCATATCAAAACCGGATTTCGCTTTATCTTTGACGGTAGAGATTGCATTTTTAGTAGCTTGCAAACCTCCAACTAATTTGGATTTCGCCTTACCTACAATTCCGCGTTTCTTAATGCTAGTATCTTGCTCATCAATTAAATCTTCTTGCATACGCTTGATAGATTTAGCGATACGCTCTAAAGTATCAGTTCTGCGGGCATAAAGTTTGATGAATTGTTTGGAAAGAATCTTATCTTGGTGGGAACCTTTAGAACTTCCGGATTTAAGCTCATCGACGACTTTCGCAGCATCCTTTTCTTCGTACTTTTCCAAGTACGCTTTTAGATCCGTAAGAGTTTTATCGATCTCTTTCGGAGTACTTTTCGAAGTGATTTTGCCTTTAAAGGTGTCGAGTTTTTGAGCCATTGGGAGTTTCGGTTACCGAGAATTTGATGTTTGAATTACATTAATATTTAATAAAACAAAACCCCCAAATTTACACTTGAGTGTAGACGTGGGAGTTTTTGTTGATATTGAGTAATTCGCGTTACGCGATGAAGTTCCCGGTTCGTGTATTATATTGCAATGGCTTATCTAAGTCCGCATCGCCTACTACCCAATCCGTGTATGCGAACGTCACTGTCGTACGAGTAATGGTATCTTGCTGATCATCGCCTAGCGATACTTCTGCAATATCTTGAGGGAAGACACCGTGGAACGTATAACGCACGGTTTCGTTCATCGCGGAATCCAACTGACTCACCGCCATATTGGTCATAACCTCAATTGGCATACCCGAGTGCATGTTATCGCTAAAATGATCTATGCTTCTCATCCACTCTAATATTGCTCGGCGTAGATTATGCTCTTCCGTGTTATAAAACTCAATCGCGATGGTATTCGGAAATGCCGTATCTCCCGGTAGCACCAACTTACGACCTTGGTTAAAGGTCTCGATCATACCGATAGATTTGCTTGGAAAGCTAGCAACAATCGCTAATGTATCAAAAGTTTGAATGTCTGCCGTTTTCGGCACAGCATTCGGAATATTGAAGTGTACGCGATATTTGTTCGCGCGTGCTCCAGGACCTAAAGCCTGTTTCAATTCTAAAATTTTACCCATTATGGTTATCCTTTAATTTGCAAATTAAGATAATTGTATTATGAGTATTTATAATAGAATCTTCACCAACAAAACTTACACTAAAGTGTACAGCTTACAGTGCTTTTGTTGTACCATTTTCTTTCGCTTTCTTATAAGCGTTACGGAACTTCTCCAGTTGCTGACGTTTAAATTGTGCTGTGGTCATTTCAATTACTCCTTAGTAAGATGGAATACTCTACTCTACTCTACTCTACTCTACGCTTTAGCGTTATTGTAAAGAGCTTTACGTAATTCGGTCAACTCTTCTACTTTACGTTCTGCTTGTTTTAGCAAATCTAATAATGCTTCTTTCATAGTATTTCCTCTAATGTTATTTTTTTATTTAAACCTACAATTTTACGCGTAAGCGTTGGTCTTGTAGTACTTCAATTTTTGGCAAACCTTCCGGAATGTTGATTCTCACAATATACAAATTGTTCGCTTTCGCGAAGTCTTGTACAGCTTTGTTTTCTACCAGGAATCTCATATCAGTAAACACTATAAGCTTTGAATATTCTAATGCCTTTTGAGCTCGTTCAATAGCTTGTTTAGCGTAATAATCTTGACCAAATTTAACTTTGTTGGATTCTGCTACGTGAACTAGCGCTTCGCGCATCGTCATACCATCTAACTGGTAACCATCTACTTTGAACTCTGAGAATTTGAAACTGGTGCGCTTTAGCGAATCTATTGAGTGGCCTGGAATTCCAGCTTTCTCAAAAGCTTCTCGAAGCGGATCCGCGAAGCGGATAATTTCGATTTCCGGGTTTTTAGTCTTCATTAATTTAGCCCAAACATCTTTACCGACCCCGTGATCTCCGGATAGTACGATGATTTTTCGTTCGTCCAAGCTTAACTGATTTAAACGAACTTTGAGCTCCCAAGATTCTTTGATGATAGTTTCGAGATCTTGCATTTTGCTAGCCGGTAAGTAAATTTTGTTCATTTTAAATCTCCCTTGTCCTCTAGATATTAAACCCCAAAACGAGTTTTGATATGCTCGCGGCATTTAACCCAACTTTTGATAGCTCGGCCCATATCGCACCAAGCTTCCCAACAATAAATCGACAACGCCGCTAAAGCGAAAGCTTTCGAATCAATGGCAGAAACCCAAGATCCTACTTGCACTTTAATCTCAAAGTTGAACGCTAGGAAAATAATAGCTACGATGATAGTATCCACAGCTACTGTAAAAGCGAATTTGCCGGTACTTACTTTCAGTAACCAATCTTTATGTTTTTCTACCACTACTACATATTTCGGATCATTCAAAATTCCGCTTCCAGCGTAAAGTTGATAAGCTCGAATAGCATGCAACAACCCGTACATCACCAAAGTAATTAACGAGTGCAAAATAATCCAAAACGGCATGTGTTTTAATCCGATGTCAGTAAATGATCGAACAATTAGGCTACCTACGGTTCCGGCTAAGATTGAAACGATCGCGATGACTAGCGGAATTAGAAAGAACCTTAGAGCTTTTGCTGCTCCTGGTTTATACGGCTCGATATCCGTTTCGATGATATCCCTGATATCTTTTAATATTTCTACTGCTAATTCTAACTTATTAAAATTAAGTCTTATATCATAAAAATTTTCTTTTACTAATAATTCATTTAAATGATAACTTTTACTTC